GAGTCAGCAACGGTAAGGGATAATATTGTAAGAATAGCAAAGCAGCTTGGTTATACCCCTCGTTCCATTAAAGCATCGAAAGCATGTGTACGAATGGCAGTTCAGACTGCGTTAGTGCCAGGAGGACAATCATATCCAGACTCAGTAACTATTAAGAAAGGAGACGTGTTCATCTCCAGTAACACAAATGACACATTCACCTATTGTTTGCTGAAAGACACTACAGTAACAGTCGATCAGAACACTGGTATAGCAAACTTTAGTAAAGTAATTATCCATCAAGGCAATTTACTTAAATTTACCTATACTGTTGATGATACTAAGAAGCAGCAGTATGTAATACCTGCGGAATCAGTAGATACAGAAATTTTGACTGTTTCTGTTAAACCTTCAGAGCAGTCTGTAGAGGTCGATGAGTATTCATTATCCACTAACGTGGTAGATTTGACATCTACATCAAGAAACTACTTCCTAGAGGAGACTGAAGACCTTAGATACAAGGTAATCTTCGGTGATGGAGTTCTAGGACGTAAATTGATTGATAATGAGTTCATTATATTAGAGTATGTAAGCACAGCAGGTACCGAAGCGAACGGATGTACTAAGTTTGCCTTTATTGGTCAAGCAATAGACTCCTCTGGTCGTGCTATACCTCCCTCTAGCATGTCTCTAGCGACCATAGACAGCAGTCAAGATGGTACTGAGAGGGAATCAGCGTTAGCAGTTAAATTCCGTGCTCCTAGGCAGTTCTCAACGCAGTCTAGAGCAGTTACAGAAGATGATTATGCTTATATCGTTTCTACTCTATATCCCCAAGCAGCAGCAGTTACCGCATATGGTGGTGAGAAGTTAAATCCTCCTATTTACGGTAAAGTTTATATTGCTGTTAGGTCAAAATCAGGTGTTAACCTTAATACCACTACAAAGGTTCGTATTAAGAATCAATTACTGAAGTATTCGATGGCATCTATCGAACCAGTGATCGTTGACCCAAGAATATTCTATATTACACCTAAAGTTTATCCTTTCTATAACGGTAACGAGACTTCTAGATCGGCAAATGAATTAGGTACTGAAATTCTCAAATCTATTGACCAATTTAACGGTCAGAACCGTGAAGGTAGGTTTAACAATAGATTGGAGAAATCTAAATTTAACTCAATGGTTGATGCTTCAGATGATGCTATCTCTGGAACAAGTACACAACTTACTATGGGTCAGAATTTAGACCAATTTACATTTGGAAACGTATTTACTCAATGTTTAGACTACGGTAACCCAATTACAAACCCAAGTGACTTAGGTGGAAACGACGCAGGAGACGGTAATTGCCCACCTAAATATTCATCAGTTAAATCTGGTAAGTTCTATGCTACAGGGTACACAGAGAACCTTGCAGACCTCTTAGCAGATGGATCTACTGCTGGTGGTGGTACTGCCAGTTCAGACGCATCAGATGCTATCTATGCCTCTGGGAATAGAACCACTGAGGTGCTAGTACCAGTAAATATTCGTGATGATGGTAAAGGAAGTCTTCTTTTGGTTACGACTCGTAATGAGAAAGAAGTTATTCTTAACAATAGTATAGGTACCGTTGATTATCAAAATGGTGTAGTTTGTGTAGGACCATTAGATGTAGCTGATACATCAGATGGCACTCAAAGAATTCCCGTTGTTGTATATCCAGATTCAGATTCGATTACAATTCCACCAGGAGTTGATCCTACGATCTTTAACCCTGAAGTATATCCAATTGATTTTGTTACTAACCCAACAACTGTTCCAAGTTTTGATCCCAACAACTTTGGTGGTTGGAACTACGGTGGAACCCCAATAAATATCATTAGTTACCCAATTGATGCTTTCGAGTATCCAGAAGTCGAATCCTGTTTCTAAAAATAGATGCAAACCTTAAGTTCTGTTAATATCTCTGATAGAGTTGAGGGTCAGTTACCTGACTTTATCAAAAACGAAGACGAGCAATTTGTCAATTTTCTCTTTGAGTATTATAAATCTCAAGAGAAAACTGGTCGTCCCTTCGATCTTTTAAACAATATTCTAGAGTATCTTGATATTGATGCTTATGATCAGAAAGTGCTCGCATCTAGCACTACTCTGATTAAAGACGTTGATACAACGAATACTTTAATTGAGGTTGAGTCCATCGATGGATTCATGCCTAAAGACGGATCTGTCATGATTGACAATGAAGTCATTTATTATGGAGAAACAGTTCGTGGTCCTGATGCTATTCTTACACCAGGATTATCATTAGAAGAATTTAATAAGAAAAGACAAGAATTAGAATCTCCATTTTTCGACTTTGATGGAGCAAGAACAACCTTCCCACTTAAGTTCCTAGGAACACCAGTCTCACCTGTCTCAGCAGAGCACTTAGCAGTCATAGTCTACAATCAGAGTATGATTCCTAATGTGGATTATACTATTAGTGGAACTAACATTACTTTCACTACTGCTCCTAGAACTAGAATAGGTACTGATATAGTTGGTTCTACTAGAATCCTCTATTACATTGGTTTTGCTGATTCTGTAATTAAAGAATTAGTCTTCCCTTCAGTTTCTACACTGTCAGGAACAGATTCTATGACATTGGAGTACGATCTTCTTCCTTATTCTCCAATTTCAGAGATCGGTCTTATTATTAACCGTAATGGTGTTCTGTTAAGACCATATCTTGATTATGTGTTGACTGATAACAACACTAGGGTCAAATATTTCGTTAATATCACTGAACAAGACGTTTTCCATATTCGTTCTATCGAATATGTGTCACCTTCTGTTGGTATAGGTGCTAAAGCGGTTACTCGTGTTGGTTTAAATGGTGAAATCGAAGAAATTCAGGTAAAAGAGGGTGGTAAGAAATATGAACTAAACTTTGCACCGAAAGTTACTGTTACTGCTTCAGGAACAGGCGAAGGTGCTGCAGCAAGAACTCTAGTTGCTGGTATTAAGGACATTCAGTTAATCAACGGTGGTCAAGGTTACACTTCTTACAACGCACCGAAGGTTAAGATCACTGAACCTAGTGATATGATCAACGGTTCAGGTGCAAAAGCAGCAATCACTGTTGATGATACTACTGGTCAAGTTGATTCTATTAGAATTACAAACTCTGGATCAGGATATGACTTCATACCTGCTATAAGTTTTGTTAATCCTAGTGGTGCTATAATAACAGATCCAACAATCGACTCGGAGGGTAGATTAAATGGTGGAAGTATTACAATCACTGATGGCGGGATCGGCTATAGTAACCCTCCTACGATCTACATCGACAAAGCCCCTACTGATGGCGTTGACGCTGTTGCTGAGTGTACTGTTTCTCCAGATGGTGAAATTGTTGCTGTTACTATCACCAACAGAGGTCGTGGATATCTTACACCACCAAGAGCAAGAGTTGTACAACCTATTGGTGCACAGGTATTAGATGTAACTGTTGCTAATGGTAGTGTTACTAACATCAATCTATTAACTGGTGGTACTGGTTATACTGATGCACCTTCTGTATACATTGTAGATGACCGTAAAGGATCACTAGGAGAGTCAATTGGTGGTACTGGTGCAGAAGCTGCTGCAACCGTCTTTAACGGTGTTATCACAGACATTAATATTATAAACTTTGGTACAGGTTACTCTACAACTGAACCTCCCACAGTTTACATCGCAGAACCCTTGGCAGCACAGGCTTCTTGTGACGTTGGATTTGGAGAAGTTACTGGATTTACTATTTTATCCTCTGGTAAGGAATATCAACCATCTTCATTACAAGGATGTGCTAGAGGTGTATCTGAAGTTGTTAGTTTTGATAAATTTGGTAATCAAGTCTTTGCAAAAGAGAGTCAATTAAGGCAAAGTGACCATGCTACTGGTGCAGTTGTCAAAAACCTTGATTCACAGATCATTTCACAGGTATTTGACAAGTTCCGTCGTCAATATATGCCTACAATCAATATTGACTACACCCAAGTCAATCCGATTCAGGTTATTAAGACAATTAAGGACTTCTACCTTTCCAAAGGTACGAAAACTGCTGCTCAATACCTCTTTAAGATTTTATTTGGTGAAGAAGTTGATATATTCTACCCTAGAGACGAATTACTCAAACCTTCTGATGCCTCTTGGGTTGTTGACACCATTTTGCGTGCAAAACTGATTTCTGGTGATCCTGCAGATTTGGAAAATGCTCAATTAGTCCAAGAAGCAGATCCTGTTGACCAGAATATCAAAGATGCTACTGTTTTGATCGAAAACGTCATTTCTATCATAGAAGGAACTGACACAATCTATGAATTGGCGATTTCTGAAGAAACTTTAACAGGTGTCTTTAAGATTCCTTATAAAACCAACCTTGTAGAACCATTAACAACTGATGGTAACATAATTACGGTTGATAGTACTATTGGATGGCCAGAAAAGAACGGAACCATTATTATTGATGATAGTGAGACTGTACAGTACAAGGAAAAGTCACTAAACCAGTTTATTGAGTGTACTAGATCTAAAAATGGAGTTGTAGAGGATTGGGATCCTGGTACAATCATCTATTCAGACATTTTCGTCTATGTAAACAAAGGATTATCAAACGAAGTCAAATTAAGAGTCCTTGGTATTGCTGAAGCGGGTACTACAGTCCTAGAAGACAGTGGTTCTTACTATTTGCCTGGAGATAAGTTAAATGTTGCTGCTCTAGGTTCATCTGATGAAGATGAGAGGTTACAATCATGGTTATACAACGTTAAGAAGTTAATTAGCGTTACTAGCATCACTCCTGGTGGTCTTAACAACCAAACTGCAACTGTTGTTTGTGCTAACCCACACGGTTTGCTTGTAGAAGACCAAGTTACCATTTATGGTGCAAACCCTGCTGTTTATAATGGTTCTTTTGAGGTTACTGCTCGTCTAGATGACTTTACCTTCTCATATAGCATTCCTACCCCAATGGATATCATTCCACAGGGTAATATACTTCTTTCCGTTGATCTTAACAGAGGAAAGTCAACCGAGAGTACTATTGATGAAGTAATTTCGCTATTTACTTCTAATATACAGAACGCATTCTTTAATACTGATTACGTTTACATTGCAGCGTCTGGATTGCCCAACTATAAGGTTGGACCTTTCCAAGGGTCAGCAATGATTCCAGGAAACCAAAGAAAACTACTTCGTTTCCCTAGAACCGTAGAAACTATCTCCACAAGAACAGATGTTGGTGCTAACTATCCAATTGGTGCTTGGGTTAACGGTGTTTCTGCTTGGTCTTACAAATCTAGTGAATTTGTTACCTTTGGTCC